ATATCCCAAAACGAAATAAAAATAAAACTTAACGGCACTACCTATAACCTTAAGAGTATACCATTCTTAGGTTTTAGTTATTCATATCTTAATTATGAACCAGAAGTAAATCTATACAGAAAGGTTGTTTTAAATTTTAATAATCAGTATGTATATGAAGATCTTACTAATAATGATATCTTACTCATAGAAAAGTTTTTTAATGACTTGGATGATCCAGAAGTCTTATCTGATTTTTTAAATGAAAACGAAAAACGTTTAGAAACTGTTAATTTAAATACAAATAACACTTCATCAGTTACTCCTAAGCACGCTGTAGATGAAAACGGATTCTATGTTGGACAACAAGTCTTACCTAAAGATGGTCTAACAGAAGTTCCTTCTTTCCCTCCAAAAGATTTATATCTTGAACCGTTTGGTATCAGCTATAAGTGGGACAATTCAACTAATTCTTGGATTGTTAATGGAACCTATAAAGATAGACGAAAGTATCAATACTTAAATAGAACTACAGTAGGCGATCAACTAGACGCAATTATTTCTGCAATAGATGCGTTATCTAAAAATGAAAGTTTACCAGATAAATTCAATCAACTCCTTTCAGAAATAGAAGCCATCAAACTATCAAATCCTAAGGACTAACAATGACGTTACATGTTAAAAATTCGTCAGTCTTTAGACTCATCTGGAATGCCTATATAAAGATCTCAGGTCTTTGGAGAGAGGCTACTGTTGTCTATGTCAAGGATGCTGGAGTTTGGAGAGAAGTCCATAATGGTTATCCAGGACCTGGCTCACAAACATTTAATGTGTCAGGTACTTTTACAGTCCCAACTGGTGTTAATACCATTAGTGGAGTACTGTATGGTGGCGGTGGTGCAGGGGGTGGTAGTGGTTCACGAAACAGCTTTGATAATAACTCAGGTCGAGCAGCAGGTGGTGGCGGCGGTGGATCTGGACAACAAAGTTTTACAGTAGATGTAATTGGTGGTAGTAGTCATTTTGTACAAGTATCTGATGGTGGAGCTGCGCCTGGAGTAGGTGTTGGTGGTGGTGGTGCTGGAACTACCTTTGTAGGAAGTTTATCCAGTATAGCTGCAGCTACAGCTGGCGAACCACCAACTCAGATTGGTGTTGGTAAAGGATCAACCGTACCAGGTGGCGTAGGTGGAGCTGGAATAGCTGGTGGTGCAGCTGGTAATCAGGGAGCTACAAATACTAATTCAGGTAACTTTGGAAACTCAGGTCCTGGTGGTAACGGAGGATCTGGGGGAGTTGGCACTGGTGGACTTGGTGGTCAGACTGTAGGGTTTGACGGTGGTGGTTCTGGTGGAGCTGCAGGAAATGCTGGAAGGGTAGTTATAAACTGGTAATGAGAACCTGGGCAGAAATTTCTTTTGGTATTGTGCGATATGTATTTGAAGCACCTGTGGCACCTTTGGGTCAACCTGGTGTATATTATCATGATGTAACAGATTATGATCCTGTGCCAGAAATATTTGATGAATATAATCCATCTACTAGGACGTTTGCTAAACCTCTTAGCAACGATCCAAATGATACGCATAATCTACAAGTAGCATGGATAGGTGTTCGTAATACTCGCAATACAGCTTTGAATCTAAGTGATTATACTCAGATGCCGGATTTTCCGGATAAGATTATGCAAAAGCGTTACAGGAAATACAGACAGGAACTAAGAGACATACCCGAACGACATTCTAGTCCATACAGAATACCGTTTCCAACTGAACCGTATAAAACTGAGATAAAATTAACTTTTTGGGAAAAACTTCAATATGTTTGGTCATACATCAAAAACGGAAAAAATATTCGTAGTAGATAATGCCATTGATTATAGTAACCAAGAAGCTCTGTTTAACTTTTGTAAGAACAGTCTCTACAGTTTTGGTCATGGTGCAAGTTCAGTAAGCTCAATCGATCTTAGTAGATTTATTTGTAACCTAACAGCAGAAGAATTATCTCGCACTGGGTTAGATAAACTATTTGAAGGTCTAGTTAAAAAATACAAGAACAAAAATGTTCGTATAGACCGTAGTTATATCAATGTATACTTTCCTTATACTCCAACTGGTATGCACACAGATGATAACGATAAAGATGCTATATCATTTTTAGCTTATGCTAACCCTCAGTGGAATTTAGATTGGGCAGGTGAAACTCAATTCTTTACTTCAGACTTATCTAAAGTAGAACAAAGTGTATTGCCAGAGGGTGGTAGAGTCATTGTATTTGATTCCAACATACCACATACAGCTAGGAGTCCTGCAGTCATCTGTCCTGTTCCTAGATTTACTGTCACAATCAAAGGATTTTTAGTATGAGTCTTTTTAGCAACAACGAATCCAAATTCCTAGACTTTATAGGCATGATACCAAATGCAGTGCCTAAGAAAATGTGTAAGGAGATCATAGAAGCCTATCACGATCTCGATAAACGTAATGAAACTACGCAGGGTCGTATTGGTCGAGACGGTACAGGAGAAGTTGTTAAGTCAGCTAAAAATAGTAAAGATGTTGAGCTAGGTGCCTATCATAGTTATAGAGATCTCTTATATCAATTCAATACTCATTTACAGAATGCTTATAATGCTTACGGTGAACAATTCTGGCAGGTCAGTCAGTATCTAGGCAAACATGCTGTAACTGCTTGGCAAATACAACGCTATGATGCTAATGATCGTGGTGGCTATCATCACTTTCATGTAGAAAACAGCGGTGTCCATAATATGAGACGTTGCATGGCTTACATTGTTTATTTGAACGACATCAAAGAAGGTGGCGAAACAGAATTCCTCAATCAAAGTATTAGAGTAAAACCTGAAGCTGGTAAGATAGTGATATTCCCAGCATACTTTACTCATATACATCGTGGTAACCCGGTATTAAGTGGAGAAGACAAATACATCCTGACAGGCTGGATGGAATATGTCTAAACTAATTGTAGGATGGGCACCATTACTAAACGAAGTACATTCTAAAGGTCTTACATTACTTGTAACTAAACCTCAGAACTTATTTGAGACTCATATCAAAAATGGTAACCATCGTTACAAACTTTGTCCTGCTACATTAGATCTATCAAGAAATACATTTGTTATAAGATCCCCATTTGACGCGCATTTTATACTGGATGCAGATAAAAGAAGTATAGAGTTTATTGAACCACACGTACAAAGCATGGACTTCTATAATATGAGAAGCCATCAGTATAGTGAAACTGATGAACCAATTATGTCAATCAACTTCCATCAAATCTTTTTCACTGAAGAAAAAGATATTGAAGCTACAGTAACAGCTCCATGGTTTGAGAAAGCTCATCATAGCTTTAGAGTGATACCAGGTAGATTCAAAATTAGTGACTGGTGGAGACCTTTAGACTTTGCTATTCAACTTCCAGAACGAAGACACGAAGTTACAATCAAAGAAGGAGATCCTCTTTTCTATATAACATTTAGTAGTAGAGATCCATCTGATGTAGTCATTCTAAAAGAAATAAAAGTAACTAAAGAATTAGATGATTTTATCTATGCCACAACTGGCGCTAAAAACTATAAGCCAAGATGTCCTATGAAAACTCTTTACGGTTTATTTAATAGGTTTAAAAAGAAACCTTCATTGGAATTTATAGATTAGTTATGTATAATAAAGAATATGAGCTTATACATTGACGTCAAATATCTAGGATTTATCGGTAATAGATTACCACTCTTTAAACGCAAGGGTGAATACCTCTATAACTGCAGGTGTATAATATGTGGTGATAGTCAGAAAAAGAAGAATAGAGCTCGTGGTTACTTTTATCGCCAAACCAATGATCTATTCTATAAGTGTCACAATTGTGAGGCTAGCCAACACTTTGGTACATTCCTAAAGACCTTTGATCAACAGCTATACCGTGAATATGCATTAGAACGATATGCTAATGGTGAGAATAAGAAAGCACATGCAACATTAGATGACGAATTTAAAAGTCACTTTAAAGAACCAACCTTCTTTAAAGAAGCACCAGATCCAAATAAAATACCTGACATTTTTAGTAAGGTAATTGATCAGCCTATAGATTCAGAGGTTAGAAAGTTTTGTAGTGATAGACAAATACCTACTCTAGCTTTGGAGCGACTTTGGTTTGTTGATGATATTAAGAAAGTAGAATCACTTAATGACAGATATGAAAATACAATTCAAAGCCATGAACCTAGATTAGTGATACCATTTAAAAATAAAGATGGTAAGTTAATTGGAGTATCTTGCAGAGGACTTCGAGGTGAGTCATTAAGATACATTACGGTTCGTATTGATGAAAGCGATTCATTAGTATTTGGTATAGACCAAATTAACTCTCAAGAATTAGTCTATGCAGTTGAAGGTCCGATAGATAGTCTATTCTTACCTAATGCAATAGCTGTCGGTGGTACTGGATTTAATAAAATAGATCAGTTAGAACTAAACAAAGATAAACTAATTCTTGTTTTAGACAATCAACCAAGAAACAAAGAAGTCTGTTCTGTCTATAATAAACTTATTACTAAAGGCTATAAAATAATGATATGGCCTGATTATACCGATGCAAAAGATATAAATGATCTAGCATTACTTGGAACAAAAGGTGAAGAACTAAGAAAGTTTATTGAAATAAATAGTTACAAAGATCTTACAGCTCAAATGAAATTTAACACATGGAAAAAAGTATAATGTCAATAGCACGCCTAGTATCATATTCACAACCAGCAGAAGACTTTGTCAGTCGCGATGAAGTTAGGGACATCCAAGAATTAGTAGCCTATTGTGCTAGAGTATCAAATCCTGGCAATCAAACTAATTCGGAGACAGCTTCCAAGTTATTAAAATATATGATTAAGCACAAACACTGGTCACCATTTGAAATGGTAAATGTTTGTATGGAAATCACAACAACAAGAGATATCGGTCGTCAGATTTTAAGACATCGTTCTTTTTCATTCCAAGAATTCAGCCAAAGATACGCAGATCCTACAGATGCAGGTTCTGGTTTAGATTATTCTATTAGAGAATGTAGGTTACAGGATCCAGTGAATAGACAGAATTCTGTTCCTGTTGATCCTGATAACATAGAACAAAAATACTTAGAACACTTGTGGATCAAGAAGCAGCAAGAATTGGTGTCACTTTGTGACGAAACCTATAAATGGGCTATTAAAAATGGCATAGCAAAAGAGCAAGCAAGAGCAGTTTTGCCAGAAGGTTTAACTAATAGTCGTATGTATATTAATGGAACTTTACGTTCATGGATCCATTATATTGAGGTTAGAGATGGGAATGGAACACAAAAAGAACACATGCAAATAGCTCAAGAATGTGCGAAAGTTATAGTAAAAATTTTCCCATTATTGCAAGAAACAAAATCTGAATAAGCATATATACTATTTCAAGGAGAGTGTATGTGGTTCTTAAGTTTCATCCCAGATAGTTGGATTCAATTAGCAATTCACGCTTTAACCTTCTTTGGTTTAAGCTTATTTGTAGCAGGATCTATCGCCCATAAATTACCTTTTTTAGGTAGTCGTGGACGCTTAATTAAGATTGTTGGTGCTCTAATTTTATTAGTAGGTGTATTTTTTGAGGGTGGAATTGGTAATGAAATGTCATGGAGAGCTAGGGTCGCTCAACAAGAAGCTGAGATAGAAAAGTTGAAAGCCGCAAGTAGTCAAGCCTCTACAAAAATTGTCACTAAGTATATTGAAAGAACTAAAGTTGTTAAGGAAAAATCAAATGCAATTATCAAAGAAATCCCTAGGTACATTACTAAAGACGCTGACGCTAACTGTACTATTCCTAAGTCTGCAATCGTGCTCCACGATGCTGCCAGTCAAAATAGGGTTCCCGACGCCGCCACCGGAATTGATGAAGGAGCCAGCGGAGTTACGCTCAGTAGACTCCTCGACACCACCGTCCTCAACTACGGAACCTTCCACGAAGTAAGAGAGCAACTCAAAGCTCTACAAGATTGGGCAAGAGAACAAAAGAAAATTAATCCATAATATTATTTGAAAGGTAATTAATGCAACACTTGGGTATTGAAATTAATCTCGAACGAGATGGGCTCTTTGACGAATTAGGGCTTCTAAGAATGAAGGAAAGTTATATGACAGAGGACGAAGATAGTCCTCAAAAAAGGTTTGCTTTTGTGAGCAAAACATTTGGGTCAGACCTTCAACATGCACAACGCCTATATGATTACGCTTCCAAACATTGGCTATCCTATGCAACTCCGGACTTAAGTTTTGGTAGATCCAAACGTGGTCTTCCTATTTCTTGTTTTTTAAACTTTATTGAAGATACGGCGGAGGGGTTAGTTGAAAACTTATCTGAAACAAATTGGCTTTCTATGCTTGGGGGTGGTGTGGGTATTGGGTTTGGTATCCGCTCTGCTGACGATAAGTCAACTGGTGTCATGCCTCATCTCAAAATGTACGATGCTTCCTCATTAGCATATCGCCAAGGTCGTACTCGTCGTGGTAGTTATGCAGCTTACTTAGACATTAGTCATCCTGACATCTTAATGTTCTTAGAGATGAGGAAACCTACTGGTGACCAAAACATGAGATGCTTAAACATGCATCATGGTATCAACATTACAGATGACTTTATGCAAATTATTGAAAGGTCTATGTTAGAAAAAGATGTAGATGATTCTTGGAATTTAGTAGATCCACATAGCCACGAAGTAAGAGAGACTGTGTCAGCAAAAGAACTATGGCAACGCATTATGGAAATGCGTATGCAAACAGGTGAACCATATTTACATTTTATTGACGAATCAAATAGAAAACTACCAGAGTGGTTAAAAGATAAAGGGTTAAAGATTCACCAATCTAACCTCTGTTCAGAAATTATTCTACCTACTAACGAAGAAAGAACAGCGGTTTGTTGTTTAAGTAGTTTGAATTTGGAGTACTACGATGAATGGAAAAATGAACCATTATTTTTACAAGATATTGCAGAAATGTTGGATAATGTTCTACAATATTTCATTGATAATGCCCCTGATGTTATTAGCCGTGCTAAATTTTCTGCTTCTCGTGAGCGGAGCATCGGTATTGGTGCTTTGGGCTGGCATGCTTTATTGCAGCGAAAGAATCTTCCGTGGGAAAGTGCATTAGCTGTTAGTTTAAACAAGCAAATTTTTAATCATGTTAGGAAACATTTAGATGTTGCGAACAAAGCCCTTGGTACGTCTCGTGGCGAAGCTCCTGATGCAGTGGGTAGCGGGAACCGTTTTAGTCATATGCTCGCTATTGCTCCCAATGCCTCAACTAGTATCATCATGGGAAATACTAGTCCTAGCATCGAGCCTTATCGTGCTAATGCTTATCGTCAAGATACACTTTCAGGATCCCATTTAAATAAAAATAGGTATCTTGATAAGATCATTCAAGAGAAAGCAAAGGGTGAGAAAGAAGACTTTGCAGATGACACTTGGAGATCAATTATTGCAAACGATGGATCAGTCCAGCATTTAGAATGGATGGATGAATACACAAGAGATGTTTTCAAGACAGCAATGGAAATTGACCAACGTTGGGTAATCCAACATGCAGCTGACAGACAAGAGTATATTGATCAAGCACAAAGTTTAAATGTATTCTTTAGACCTGATAGTAACATTAAGTATATTCATGCTGTTCACTTCCAGGCTTGGAAGTCAAAATTAAAAACTATGTATTATTGTAGATCAGACAAAATTGCTAAAGCTGACAAAGTAGCTAGGAAGATCGAACGTGAAGTAATTAAAGAGATTGACTTAACTGCACTAGCTCAAGAGGAATCTGTTTGTATCGCTTGTGAGGGTTAAGTGGATACCAAAACTATAAGTAATAATCTTGCACACCTTATGGTTGCAACTGATGTTCTATTCTCTAATGAAGAGGTAGATAAAATTATAGCACAAGGTATCAAACTCCAAGCTGAAGAAGCGATTGTTAATACTAAAGAAGAAAGCACAGTAAAACATTCGACTCGTACTTGTAAGATAGGTTGGTTCTATCCTAACGAAGATACAAATTGGCTCTTTAATAAAATGATAGATCTCATTGGCAACATTAATGAAAATTATTTTAAGTTTGATCTTAATCAGTTTGAACCATTACAGTTTACAAGCTATGATAGTAGTCGTAAAGAGTTTTACGGAAAGCACATGGATTGCTCTATGGGTATTCCTCATGCAACAGCAAGTCGTAAATTAAGTATTACATTACAACTTAGTGCTGCAGATGAATATGAGGGTGGAGATCTTTTACTCTACCAATCAAAAGATCCTGCTACTGCACCTAAGAAAAAAGGTCAGTTAGTAGTATTTCCTAGTTATGTATTACATGAAGTAACGCCAGTTACAAAAGGTACAAGATATAGTTTAGTAACTTGGGTCCACGGACCAATGTTTAGGTGATAATATGAAAGTTGGATTTAATTGTTCTAGCTTTGATTTGTTACATGCTGGTCATGTTACAATGTTAAAGATGGAAAAAGAAATGTGTGACTACTTGAAGGTAGCATTACAAGTAGATCCTACAATAGATAGACCTGGAGTTAAAAATAAACCAGTCCAATCAATTTATGAACGGTATGTTCAGTTACAAGCATGTAAGTATGTTGATGAGATTTTAGTTTATGATACAGAAGCTGAGCTTCTAAACTTAATCCAAACACAAACAATACACATAAGGTTTTTGTCCGAGGAATACCTAAATCGAGATTTCACGGGCAAACAATACTGTATCGATCGAGGTATAGAGCTATTCTATCATCCAAGAGAACATACATACAGCAGTTCAGATTTAAGAAACAGAACATATGACCTCGAGAAGTTGAAAAAAGACCAGCTCGATGATGAAGTTCCACAACACTCACCAGAATTAATTAAGGAAAATACACCGCATGAAAAAGAACCTAACCCTTTTGGCTTTACTCCTACTACTACCACTAAGCCTCGCCGCAAAAACAATAGAAGGAAAAATACATAACTTCAAAGTATTGGCTGTTAAAGATGGCGATACAGTAGTTATTGACGCACCTTACTTACCAGCACCACTAAAGCCACAATTATCTATTCGTATTCTTGGCGTTGATACACCTGAAAAAGCTCCACGTGCTAAGTGTGATATTGAAGCACAACGTGGTCAAGCAGCTACAGACTTTACTAAGAAAGCAGTAGCCAATGCAAAACAAATCCAAGTTGAATTAGTAGACTGGGACAAATTTGGAGGTCGAGTATTAGGAGATGTTATCATCGATGGTCAAAGATTAAGTTCATTACTTATTAAGAATAACCTAGCTCGTCCATACTTCGGTGAAGCTAAGCAAAGCTGGTGTAACTAATATGACAACAAAATACAAACTTACCGAAACAAGAGATTTCTTCAAGCCTTTTAGTTATCCATGGGCATATGAAGCTTGGCTTAAGCACGAACAAAGTCACTGGCTTCATTCAGAAGTTCCAATGATGGAAGATGTTAAGGATTGGAAGAAGAAACTGACTGATGAAGAAAAGAAGTTTTTAACTAATATCTTTAGATTCTTTACACAAGGTGACATCGATGTTGCTGGAGGATATGTTAAAAACTATCTACCTTACTTTCCACAGCCAGAAATTAGAATGATGTTAATGGGATTTGCTGCACGCGAAGCATTACACATTGCAGCATATAGTCACTTGATTGAGACTTTGGGGATGCCTGAGTCAACTTATAATGAATTTCTACAATATCAAGAAATGAAGGATAAGCACGACTATGTTACAGAACTCAGTTCGAAAAATGGTGACAAAGAGTCAACTGCAGCACACATCGCCGTCTTCAGTGCTTTTACGGAGGGCATGCAGCTTTTTAGTAGCTTTATTATGCTTCTTAATTTTCCTCGCCATGGTTTAATGAAAGGCATGGGTCAGATTGTGACCTGGTCTATTGTTGACGAAACTCAGCATGCTGAAAATATGATTAAATTATTTAGAGAATATATTAAAGAAAATAATGAAATTTGGAATGATCAACTAAAATCTCGTATATATACAATAGCAGAAAAGATGGTTGAGTTAGAGGATAAGTTTATTGACTTATCATTCTCTGGTTCAGACATGAGAGATCTAAAATCAGAAGATGTAAAAGAATATATCAGATACATTGCTGATCGACGTCTAATTAGTCTTGGCATGAAGGGTATTTTTAAACGCAAAAAGAATCCTCTACCTTGGGTAGAAGAGATGATTAATGCACCAGTTCATAGTAACTTTTTTGAAGCAAGATCAACTGATTATGCTAAAGGTTCATTGACTGGTAAATGGGAAGGTGACGTTTGGGCTTAAAATGAGAGATATGATAACCGTCGCTTCAATGCAACGGAATGAAGAAAAATATATTTTAGAATGGATGGCCTACTACCTCTTACAGGGGGTAGATAGATTTGTCATTTACAATCACATGAGTGAAGACGGCACAGAAGGACTCTGGCGCCGTCTTGCTCGTCATTATCACATCGAAATACATAATCGCGAAGGATATAATGTTCATTATCCAATGCTTGAGCATGCTCTAACTGAAGTCTTACCTACAACAGATTGGTTAGTCTTCGCTGATATGGATGAGTTTTATTTTCCATTAGACCGCTTTACATTAAGAGAAGTTCTTGAAGAACGAAAAGATTGGAACTGTTCTGCGTTTGGAGTCTATTGGTGTCAGTTTGGATCTAGTGGATATATAGATGATCCAGAATTAGTCTTACAAAGTTATGAACATCGTGGTCCTTTAAACTTAAGTACTAACCATCACATGAAGTCTATCGTAAAAGGTAGAGGACTTGCTGGTAAAGTTTCAGGCACTAATCCTCATGTCTTTACAACAGAATTTGGAACATTAGACTTCTGGGGTAGAGAAATTCCACCTCATGCAGGGCACAATGCAGGAGTTGAACCTTGTCATGAAGTGATGAGACTTAATCATTACCAATGTAAAAGTTTAGAGTATTTTAAAACTAAGAAGCAAGCAAGAGGATCAACAGCAGATCGTCCACCTGAAGCTCCAGGCGCTCAGATCCCAGATTCAGTATTTCATGACTATGATCACAACGAAGTGTTTGACAATAGTGCGTGGGTAAAGTATGGTTTCCAATTGAAAAACAAAATCCTTGAATTGAAAGAGAAGATAAATTTATGATAATTCTAGCCACAATCCACGATCAAAACTACCGAGCCCTAGCAGACGAAACATGGGAAAATAATAAAGTCCAATATGCAGAGAAGCATGGCTATGGATATCTAGCTAAGACAGATGACTTTTATGGCTTTCCTCCAGGCTTTGAAAAGATACAATTCTTAATTGATACTTTAGATGAGTATCCAGACATTGAATGGATTTGGTGGACAGGAACAGACTCAATGGTCACAAACTTCAATACTAGAATTGAAGATAAGATTAAAGAAGTCCCAGAAGGTGTTAATATCATTATGAGTGCAGACTTCAATTTCGCAATCAATTGTGATAGCATCTTAATTAAGAATACAAAAGAAGCTAAAGAGTGGTTACAAGATATTATGGATCACATGCCAGAATATAAAGACCACCAATATAAAGAACAACAGTACATGCTAGACTCAGCAACAACATATACTGACATCATGGAGATCATGCCTCAGAATTTTATGAACAGTTATGAGTATAAGATGTATAAGGTTCCACCATGGAATTACATGGAAACTGTTGACGTTCATGGTGAACGTGGTCAGTGGGAAGAAGGTGACTGGTTGGTTCATTGGCCAGGCACACAACCATTAGAACGTAAGGAATTGGTAGAGGAATTTAAGAAAAAAATTATTTATTAATGGGGTTATAATGAGTAAAGAAAATATATTGAGTTTGATTGAAGAGTTTGTGAAAGAAAAGAATGCTGCCAAGACCTGGACAGCAGGAAAAGATTTCGTTAATTATGCTGGTCCATATTATGATCATCAAGAAATAATAGCTGCAGCAAGCACACTTCTTGATGGTTGGTTAGTGATGGGCAAAGATTGTCTCAGATTTGAAAACAAATTTCCAAAATACTTAGGTAAAGAGCATGGTGTCCTAACTAATTCAGGATCGTCAGCCAACTTACTTATGATGACAGCTCTTAAAAGTAAGAGAGGTCATAACTTCCCCCCGGGCACGAAAGTGCTCATGCCCATTGCAGGGTTCCCTACCACACTCAACCCCACCCTGCAAGCGGGCTTCATTCCTGTGTTTCTTGATATTGAATATGAAACACTAAACCTTGATCTTGAGAAAGCAGAAGACTTACTTAAGAAACATGACATTAAAGTAATTACATTCGCACACGTATTAGGTAATTGTCCTAATATGGATCAACTAATGGACTTAGTTAAGAAGTATAACTTAGTTCTATTAGAAGATTGTTGTGATGGATTAGGTTCAACCTATGATGGAAAACTACTAGGATCATTCGGTGAAATGTCATCATGCTCATTCTATCCTGCACATCATATTACTATGGGTGAAGGTGGCTTTGTTGCATGTAGTGATAAGAATACAGAAACGATTGTACGTTCTCTAAGAGAATGGGGTCGTGGTTGCTATTGTGTAGGACCAGAAGCTAACAAATTGAAATGTGGAACATGTGGCAAACGATTTGATAACTGGTTACCATCTATGCCAAATGAAATCTTTGATCACAAGTATGTCTATGATGAGATTGGTTACAACTTAAAACCAATTGAGCTTCAAGCATCTATGGGTCTTAAACAAATCGACAAACTAGAAGAGATTGGTAAGCTACGTCGTCGTAACTATCAATTGTTATTTAATATCTATGAGAAGTATGAGGAGTTCTTCTATCTACCAAGAGCTAGAGCTAAATGTGATCCAGATTGGTTTGCTTTCCCTCTTACTATTAGAAAAGATGCTCCATTCAAGAGAGCTGAGATTGTAGATTACTTAGAAGAGAATTTAATTCAAACTCGACCATACTTTGCTGGTAACATTATGTTACAACCAGCTTATTCTGATTATGTTAATACACCTATGTTATCAATGGAGTCATTACATAACGACTTCCCTGTAGCTAATCATGTTACAACTCATACTTATTTCCATGGCACAAGTCCTGTTATTACTCCAGAACAAATTGCCTATATAGGAGACAGGGTTGATGGTTTTATGAGTTTGTATCTATGACGGTTGATGAATTAAAACAATTCGAGAAGGATATTGGAGATAGCTTTAATCGAGCAGAGATTAAAGCTCCAATCCATTTATATGATGGTAATGAAGAACAGATATTAGAAGTCTTTAAGCTCATTGATATAAAGAATGATTGGATATGTGCTACATGGCGTAACCATTATCAGTGTCTTCTAAAGGGTGTGCCTCCAGAATATTTAAAAGAAAAGATTCTTGAAGGTAAGAGCATGGTCATGAATCTTCCTGAATATAAAATTCATTGCTCAAGTATTGTTGGTGGCATTCCATCTATTGCTGTTGGTTTAGCTGCTGCAGCTAAATTAAGAAACACTGGCGAAAAGGTTTGGTGCTGGGTTGGTGATATGTCTGCTGAAACTGGAGCATTTCACGAAGCATTAAAGTATGCCAGAGCTCAAAAATTACCTATTACATTTGTTATTGAAGATAATGAACTATCTGTCGAGACTCCAACAAAAGAAGTTTGGGGTGACGATAAGTGGTATATAAAAAATCCAAAAGTTCACGGTCGCTATGTCACAGATGAAAATCTAATCTATTACCACTACAAGAATGCAAAGTATCCACATGCTGGAGCTGGAGTGAGGGTACAATTTTGATTAATCGCAACCAAGTTTATAATGAAAAACTAGTAGAAGCTATGAAGTATCTTAATACTAAAAAGGATACTTTGTTTATTGGCCAGGCTGTAAGATATGCAGGAACTGGTATGTTTAATAGTCTACTTGAAGTAGATGATCACAAGAAGATAGAATTTCCTGTTGCAGAAAACTTTCAAATGGGTTACTGCACAGGATTAGCTTTAAATGGATTTTGTCCAATTGCTATCTATCCTCGATGGAATTTTTTACTCTGTGCTGCAGATCAAATTGTTAATCACTTAGATAAACTTTATAACATGAGTAGTGGCAAAGTAACACCTAAGATGATTATTAGAGTAGCGGTTGGTACTGAGATCCCTGTTGATCCACAAGACCAACACAAAGGCAATTTTGCTAATGCATTTAGAAGTATGTTAAAGACAGTAGATGTAATTGAACTTAATCATTCCGATGACATTGTAGATGCTTACAGACATGCTTATAGATCAAAGTATTCAACTATCATTGTAGAATTCCCTGATTACGGAAAATAATGGATATAGTCATCACTGGAGCTTCGGGTGTTGTTGGTAAAATTCTTACCATGCATTTGTCTCCATGGCACAATGTAATACCTTTAAATGGTCACAATGAAGTAGACCTAATGGACCCTACTTCTGTTGATAACTTTTTCTTTGCAAGAAGGTTTAATGCTGTAATTCACTGTGCTGTTGCAGGTGCGAAGGATGTTAATGATACAAGTCCAAGTATCACACATAGAAATTTAACTATGTATGAAAACATTAAGCGAAATTACAATGGGTTTGATAAGCTAATTAATATAGCTTCTGGATGTGAATTAGGGTATGGCGGCAATAAACAAGAAATTGAATTGAGAAATCAATTACCAGTTACACCTTATGGATTAAGCAAAAACTTAATAGCAAGAGATGTGATGAAGCAGGTTGAATGGCATAACCTAAGACTCTATGGACTTATTTCCAATACGAGAGTCTTTTGGAAAGTATGGGATCTTGCTAACAAAGGTGAGAAGGAAATAGAGATAGTAGATAAGTACATGGACTATATATCAGAAGATGATATGGTGAAGGTAGTGAGATACTTTGTTGAAAACCACTACATTCCAGAAAAAGATGTCAATATGGTTTACCAAGAAAAGAAAAAAGTATCGGAAGTTCTTAAAGAATATATAAAAGATCACAATCTTGATATTGAAGTTAAAGTAACACAAACGGCTCCAAGTAGTGAAGACTACACTGGAGATGGATATAGATTAGCTAGGATGAATATTTTATGACAAAAGTTGTTTATGTAACAGGATGTTGTGGCTTCATTGGATACTATGTTGCCAAGGCTTGCCTAGAACAAGGCTGGCATGTTATGGGTGTAGATAAATTAACCTATGCTGCTAATCAAGATAGAATTTCAGATCTTTATGAAATTGCAGATAAAGAAAATGTTAAGTTTGAATTTATTCAGTCAGACATTAATGATCTAGAACGATTGGTAGAATGCGATTATGTTATTAATACAGCAGCAGAAACTCACGTAGATAATTCTATTGAAGCTTCTGATGTATTCTTAAGATCTAATGTTAATGGTGTTCATCACTTATTGAAACTAATCCAAAACAAACAGTATGGAATGCCAACTCTTTTACACTTTTCTACTGATGAAGTCTATGGAGATATTGATGACGGTAGCTTCAATGAAGATCATTTATTAAAACCATCCAATCCATATTCAGCAACAAAGGCTGCAGCAGATCAACTCGTTCTTGCTTGGGCAAGAACACACAATGTACCTTTTATTATTGTACGACCAACTAACAATTATGGATCTGGTCAATATGTGGAAAAGCTAATTCCTAAAGCTGTGAAGTATTTACAATTAGGTAGAAAGATTCCTCTTCACTTAGGAGGTAGCCCTGTTAGAACGTGGCTACATGTGGAAGATACAGCAGCTGCTGTAATGCATATTATTAATAATGGATCTATTAATCAAATCTATAACATTCCAGGTAACTTTGAGGCTTCAAACTTATTTGTAGTCACTGAAGTAGTGAAGGCAATGTACGGTGATGATGTTGGCCAAGATGTGCAGGAATTTATTAATACAGATTATGAACGACCAGGTGCTGATCTTAGATACAGTATCGATGGAAGTAAGCTAAAAAATATTGGATGGGAAGCAAGACGTGAATTCATTCCTGAGCTTAGAAAAATGGTAAGCTATCATATCAGAAATTGGATTTGGTAGTGCAATACTCTGAAATAAGATTTCAGATTTGTAAATCGTGTTCTCATTTTGGTAAGATTCTAAAAACATGCAATCTATGTGGATGTTTCCTACCTGGCAAAGTTTTAATTAAGTCTTCCGTTTGTCCGGATAATCCACCTAAGTGGGTTGCAGTAGATTCAAATATAAATAACTCAAACTGTTGTAACAAGGGAAATTAATGATAGCGAAACATTTCGAATGCAGTAACTGCGATGCTGTATATAATTTAAAGCATGAAAATGATAAAGAATACTATAAACCAGAATTTTGTCCTTTTTGTGGTGAACCAGTCGGTGAAGAAGAAAATTTCGACGTCGATGAAGCAGATGAATAATGTGGTTATATTTTGACAATGAACTAACAGCACCAGGTGAGGATGACTACGGTTTTGTGTATGAAATAATTAACAATGTGACTGGTAGAAGATACATTGGTAAAAAATTCTTTTGGTCAAGAAAAACTAAACAAGTTAAGGGTAAAAAGAAACGATACCTTGCGGAGTCTGACTGGAAAGAATATTTTGGATCCAATGAAGAGTTATCAAAAGACGTAAAAGAGTTAGGACAAGACAAGTTTACAAGAACAATTTTAAAATTATGTAGGTCAAAGGGCGAATGCTCTTATTTTGAAGCAAAATTTCAATTTGATCTTGGAGTCATTGAAAAACCTGAAGAATTTTATAATTCTTGGATCATGGTTAGAGTCCACAGAAAACATCTAATAAAATCAAAGAGTTAGCCGACCCTTGACTATTCACGTCAATTGCGGTATAATATACAAATGGTCATAGCTTTCGCACTATACGTGTCAATTACATTTACAGGGATCAGTCAAGAACAAATTCTTATTGGTTCCTATGACTCTTTGGAAATTTGTCAGGCAGAAGGCCACAGACAAATTGAACAGTTTAAAAATCAATTCCCTAAGAGCCATGTATCCGTTGACTGTAGGAGACGTTATGACAGACGATGATTTGGAGCAACATTATCAGAACATGCTTTCTACTTTTGGTGATCGGTTGCCCAACTTTGAAAAAGAACCAATTAGATTTAAGTATTACATTAAACTTTATAAACATTTATTGAAGACACACTACGGAGTTACACTATGAGCTTTAATTTTGAAACCTGGAATAAGGATTGGATCAAACAAGCTTCAGAAGAAGAGAAGTCAGAATTTAGAGACTTCCTTGTTTCGATCTTAAAAGAACAAAGAATGAATATCAGCTTTGTTAAAACAGACGGCACTCTAAGACATTTGCATTGTAGCTTACATCCAGACCTTCTTCCTATGAAGGAAGTTAAAGATGTAGATGAAGAGAAGGCACCAAGAAAGAAAAACTTTGATGTCATAGCTACATTTGATTTAGACAAACAGGCTTGGAGATCATTTAGATTGGATAGCGTACAAGACTTTAGTTTTAACCTAGGTGACCTACATGTTTAAATACCACATAGTAGCATCAGCTCTTTTAGGGGCTATCTTGGCTAGTATAATCTATTACGGATCTGATGTTAAAAATTACAACATAGATCAAATGGCTGATAGAATAATTCTTAGTAAGGAAATGGATCAGCTGAGATCGGATTTAAATAGACTTCAAGAAGAATTAATTATTGTTAATGCTATGAACGATGAATTAACTGAGAGATTAAATAACTTAGAACATCAATCACAACCATGTCAAAAGAAAAAGTAATTGAACCTGATCCAAGTTTAGTCTTAGAAGATGATGTGATATCTTTTTCTAAGGCTCTCATTTGGTATTCATATGAGAAGGAAGGATCTGATGCTTTACAGTATAT